GTAATGTGTTATTCTTTAATTATTTATCTTAAAAAATAGGGAGTGCGAGAAGCACCCCCTATCTCATGCGTAAATCAAACTTACAATGATAACAAATTGCTTTGATTAGTTGCTCATGTTACGGACAGCATAGCAACCGCTTCTCAGGACTTTGAAATCCCAGAAGGAGTTGACAATGAGGCGAATGCAACCCTGAGCGGCGAGGGTCACGTTATCGACCGTAATGTCGAGGTTGCCAAACTGCGCCAGAACCATCTGCGAGAAGTCACCGCAAATAAACTTGGTGCCGTCAATGGCGGTCGTGGTCTCCACACCAATGCCGTCAATCTTTCCGTCATCGTACACGCTGGCGGCATGGTTGCCACCCTTGCCGAGTTCTTTAATCTTTGCGAGAGCGCGAGGCGAGGCGACAAACGAATAGTTATTCATGTTTGCACACTCAATGTCGGCTTCCATAGTGCAAATGCCTTTGTAGGTGCTGCAATCACCAATGCTGCTATTGCTGTAGAAAAGTCCCTGAGGCTTGTTAGTAGTACCGGCTTCGTCACCGAAAATGGTGGTCAAAAGTTTGTCTTCGACGGCAGCGACAATCTCATTGCGAATAGCGGTCTCGGCACTCACGCTGTCCTGAACAAGAAACTGCTTGCTGATAGGCACAACAACCGAGAGGCGTTTAGGCTGCAATTTGACATTGCTAAAGGTCGGGGTCGAGGTGGAAACGTCGGCGGTCTCATCGCTCCAATAAGCGTTGACGGTGGAAAGAACAGGGTACTGCACATCACCCTTAAGACCGGTGAGCATCTTAAACTTGTTAAGAACGTTGTTAGAGTGGAGAGGCTCCAGCACATTCATCATGTCGGTGGCAATAACATCGTCATGCTCGGTGGCGACGGTAACGGTGCGGTATTCCTCGGACACGGGGAGTTGAATATTGCCGACATAGTTCAAACCGGCGGCGCGCATCTCGGCGGCTCCGGCGTTAATAACGGCTTCGCTAATGCTGTCCTGCATCTTATTCTCGGCTACATTGCGAATAGCGCGGAGAAGCGAAAAATTAGTTTTTTCAGTCATATTAATATGATTAGTTTTATTTTCTTTATTTATCTGTCTTTCAGTTGGTTTCTCTGTCTCAACAGGGGTTTCAAACTCGTCGGAAAGTTCTAAAAGGTCATCGTTAATACTCATAATCTGCTGTTTAAGAGCCTCAAAACGCTCTTTTTCTGCGTCTGTCAAGGCTCTAATCTCTTCTTTCGCCTTGTTAATCATGGCGTTTGCCTCGTTTTTGAGGTTGGTTTTTTCCTCCAAAAGTTCTACGCTGTTTTTCATAGATTATTTATTTCATTTTCAAGGTTTTGGAAATAGTTGTTAAGTTCGTCACACTTGCTTTGTATCTCAGCTGCGCGAGTGCTGCAACTTGTAGCCTCGTATGCCGGTGAGAAAACCGGGGCGACATCGTATAAGCGGTTGATATGGTAAATGTCACGATAGAGTTTGCCCTCGCGGTTGCTCCACTTTTCCGCTTCTTTGTCGCTTGGGTCGAGACTGAAAGCAAAAGAACTTGCTGTAATGTCGCCACGCTCCAGATACTCTAAAAGTTCGTCACCGAGGGCGGTTTTAGGTGCTTTGAAACGGTACATAACGCCGTTTTCATCAACCGACAAACTCAATGAGCCTTTGCCCTTTTTGCTTCGTGCCAAAATCTTATTGCTGTCATGGTTGAAACGTGCGAATACGTCCGAGGTGTTGATTGTTTCCTCGGTGATTGCGCCTCGGTGTATGGTCTCAAAAAAACCGAGGTCTTCACTCATGCTGTCGAAGACAACGGCATAACCGCTGACCTCTCGGCTCTCAATGTCGGCGCGCAATTCCGCGCTTCGATATTCTTTGTTATCTTTACTCATTGTTATTGCTGACTTTATTTTGTGCTGTGTCGGAATAGGGTATAATCAAATCGTCGCCGCCTTTGACCGGCTGAAAACCTAATGCTTGTCGAGCCTCGTTTATGCTCATAATGCCACCCGAAACAAGCGAATTATAATAGTTCGCTGTGGCGGTTTTGTCGGCTTTCAGCAAATATGTTTCGTCGAGGTCAACCCTCAATCCGCTCGGCAATAGTTTGGCTGTGAGTTCTGCCTCCATCATGGCGACGTAGGGCATTAAAGTGTGCAATATAAAAGCCTGTTGTTCGGCTTCGATCGAGCCGTAACTACTACCCTCGTTTATGCCAATAAGAGAGGGAGCCACGCCGAAAAAGCGCGCAATATCTGTAGCGTTGAACTTTCGCGTTTCGATAAGTTGTGCGTCCTGTGCGGATAATTGCACACGCTCAAATGACATATCGCCCTCCAATATGGCAATGCCACGCCCACCGTCACCATACGTTGTTTGCCAACTATTCAGAAAATCTGTTTTTTGGTTTGGTTTCATCGGCGTTTTGCTAATGATAATGCCGTTAAGGTTGCCACCCTTGCTATAAAAGTTTTCCGCGCTCCCCTCTGCATATTTGGAGAGTTTGAGCGTCTTATCGGCGGCACTAATCACTGAAATGCCATTAACGCCGTCAAGGGTGTATTTTTTGAGGTGTACAACGTTTATCGGCTCAATGCGCTTGTTAGTTATGGTCGGGATTGAATAGGTCAATGTCTGTCGCCTTTTGTCATAGTTCACGGTGACATCACCGCTTTCTACAAACTGCAAGTGTTTAACGCTGCCGTCGCTGTTACGCTGTATGTATGCGTAACCATTGCCACGCAAAAGAACGGACTGAATAAGCAACTTAATGAAATTGTACTTTGTCTGCAAGTTGTTTCTATCAGTCAAAATCTCATCGAGGGGGTGGTCAACTACACCGCCACCGCTCATAACTCTAATGGGTAGCATTGCCACGCCGTCACTGATTAAGTCAACACATCTGTAAACCGCCGACAAACTCATATTGCTTTGATTTGCTAAAAGTTGTCCGAAAGTCAAACCCATGCTATAGGGACTTGTAACGTATGCGTCGGGGTTGTTCAACCCTCTTTTCTCCCTGGTGATATTAAAGCCTAAAATATTCATAACTTATTGTCGTTTACTTATTTATTCAATAGTATTAGAGTAGTGCGGAGTTGTCAAATAACCGCCTAATGCGGTCAGCATGGCAATAACGCCGTCGATTTTCTCCGAGTTCGCGCCACCCTTAACCGGTTTGCAGTTTTCGTTATGGTCTGTTTTCAGTGCCACATTGCTAATACACCATCGCGTTATATCATTGTTGTCGAGTGTCAGCATATCACACTTAATAAGACGCTCAAACTCCTTTGTCGGGCGGTTGTATGAGCCTAAAGACTGACTAAATGGCACTGCATACAAGTGTTCGGAAAGTGATATTTGAAACTGCGAGGCGTTCCAACTATCGAGAAACACGGCACTAATAAACAAATCGTATTGCTTTTGTAGGTTTAAAAGGTGCGTCAAAATATAGTCGTAATCGGTGACGTTTCCAGCGGTGACAATAAGTTGTCTTTGTCTTTTCCAACGCTGATATGTCATTGCGTTTACACCCTCTTTTAACGCTGATTGTGGCAGAAAATACCATGTTTTAAAGACATATTTTCCGCTGTCTGTCGGTATCATTAAAGACACGGCTGTTAAGTCGCTCACGCTCGCCAAATCCACGCCCACATAACAAGTGCAACCTCTGTAGTTGTTCAAATCAATCTTTTCACTCGCTTTATTGACTATATCGGGCGAAATCCAAACGTCGGCACTCTGTAGCCATATATTGAGGGTTTTGGTTTTGACCTCTGCCATCGTACCGGCGTTGTTCTTTGCCCGGTTCACCTCGGCGGCTATATCGTCGGGGTCGATGGTGACGTTAAGGTTTGGGTTGGACTTTTGCCAAACGTCGGGGTTGTCCCATTCGTCGGCTTCGTCTAACTCATATATAAAAGCGGCTTGCGTGTCATCGGCTTTCAAACCGGCTAAAATCTCAATACAAGTGTTTCGCATCTCATAGCATGGACTGAAAAGGTTGTGACCGGCTGTTGTAATGACTACGTTCATCGGGTTTAGTCGGAATAACTGACTACTTTTCATTACGTCGTACATTTGGCTGTTAGGGGCGCAATGAAATTCGTCCGTACACACAAAACTTGCAGAAAAGCCATCTGCTGCCGTCGGGTTGAAACTCAGGGTTTTTAAATGGCTCTTTGTCGCCGTGAATTTGAGCGTGTCGCGGTAACTCTTTATATAGCGTTGCGAGGGGTCGAGTTGACCGGCTAACGTGCGGCACATCGTATATAGGTTATCGGCTTGCTTTGCCGAGTTTGCCACTACATAGCATTCCGCGCTCGCCTCTCCATCACCTAATAAGTGATACAATGACAATGCGGCAATAAGCATGGATTTTCCTTGCTTTCTCGCACACTCTAAATAAACGTTACGAATAACCCTCTTTTTCGGCTGCTCGCGCCAATAAAAGCCGTAAATGTTATAGATAATAAACCGCTGCCATTCCGACAATATAAACCGCTCTCGCGCCGTTTTCCCTTTGTAGTGCCTTAATTTTTCCACGAATGAGACAACTCTCGCGGCTTTATCTGGGCAAAATACGAGGTCGGGGCGTTCTAACCAATCCAAATAACGCTGACAGGCTTGTTTAACATACAAGCCTGCCACTATGTCACCACTCAACACATCGTTTGCGTATCGGGTGTATTTGTCGGGGGTCATTAGTCACCCATGATATTTTTTAAAAGGTCAGCGTCTTTGTCGGTCTGGTTGTCATCTTTGATTTTCGACGCGCTCCACGGCGTGACACCTAATTGCTGATAGGCTTTCAAGATCTGCCCTTGCAAATCCTTAATGGTACTCAATAGGGGGTTCTTTTTGCCGTTTTTCGGGTTGTAAATGCC